GTGATTACTGTGTTTGTTCCGATCAACGACTTTCTGATTACGAAACGTTTTGTGGTGATTGCATTCATGGTATGTGGTGATTAAATGGTTTTAATATATATAATTAGTTTTATATATAATTTTTAATCAAAGATATTATCTTGATATAAAATAGATAAGTCCGTGTGTGTATAGCAAGCAACTATAATAAAATAAAAACGTAGTAGTTTTTAACTGTGACGTAGGACGGAGTCTACTCTTCCGACTCTATTTCAAAGTCAGGCCAAATAAAGGATGCCTTTCGACATCCCTTAATTAATTACCCTATGATAAATCGTATCACAAAGTATACTCCGATCCACGCTGCCAACATCAATTGATATTTGACAAGACTAAAGAACTTCAATACATATTTCATACTCACATGTTTAATGATTAATATTAATAAAGTAAGCAGTTTATAGACTTGCTTAGGTCTGTTCATTATACTAACTCCTTAAGTGTTCTCACGAATACCGGTAGATCGTTAGTGTTAGTGTAGCTACCATACTTAGCGAAGCACGGCATACTGTCGAACTTATCCTTAAGTTGTTCATACACTTTATCGTGGTTGTAAGTACACACGATTGATTTGTTGTTGGTGAAACTAATTACTGTGTTAGTTCCGATTAATGATTTTCTAATCACGAATCTTTTTGTGGTGATTGCATTCATAATGGTTGGTGAATTCGTTGGTTTTATATATATAATTAATTTTATATATATTTTAAATTCGAATATATTATCTGATTATAAATAGTATAAGTCCGTGTGCATTAGTATATTAATATAACATAGTAACTCCGTGTGTGTATAGCAATAGCTCGATGCCAAACCCAAACGTCGACCGATCGACTCAACGTCTCCTCTCCCTCTCTCCCTCTCCCACGGAAGGGGAACCCGGCAAATGAAAGTTGATTTCCGTTTTAGAAAAAGTTTTTCAAAATAGGGTAGCAATACAAAATATCCCTACATCTAAAAATTTTTTCAGAAATTTTTTTTAGCATTTTTTTTATAACATTAAATATATTTTACAATAACATGCCTTTTTGTAAACTATACTTTGCATTATATTATGGACATAATGATTGTTTTTGTCTATAATATGATACAATACTATGACATTAGGGTATTAGAATAAAGGAGTAATAGGCTATTGTCACAGTATGGCATTATAGTAAAAATCACTAATTCCGTGTGATAGTATATCTATATCGCAGTTAATAATATTACTATGGCATTTGAATTAAGAAGTCAGTCACCTTTACAAAAACAGAAGTTATCTCCTAAAGCGGCTAAGGCTAAAGCAGAGAGAGATCTTGCCTATGCCAAGACTGACGACAGGAGAATTAAAAAGGCACACTCACAAAGAATGCGTAGAAAAGATCCTAAAGGTAAAGGTATGGATTGGGATCATGAAGATGGAAGATGGGAAAGTGTTAAACAGAACCGTGGTAATGAAGGAGAAGGTACCAAGAAAGAAAGTGGCAAGAACTATAAAATAAAGTAGTATGAAAGCGAAAGGTATAGGTCCTCAAGGTCTAGGTGTTAAAGGACATAATGGTTTTTGGGTTGGAGATGCTAAGGATTGTGGATGTAGTCCATTACATAAAACTGCAGCATGGACTAGAAAAGAAGGCAAAGATCCAAAAGGCGGATTAAATGCCAAAGGGGTTGCTTCATATAGAAGAGAAAACCCAGGATCTAAATTACAAACCGCAGTTACTAAAAAACCATCGGAATTAAAAGCAGGTAGCAAAGACGCGAAGAGACGTAAATCTTTTTGCGCTAGAATGTCTGGCATGCCAGGACCAATGAAAAAACCAAACGGAGAACCAACAAGAAAGAAACTTGCATTAGACAAGTGGAATTGTTAATATATAAAAAATAAAAAATGGCAATAGTATATAGTTACCCTACTACAACACCAGAACTACAAGACCTTTTAATAGGAACAGAATTAGCTGTTCAAGGTGGAGAAGACACGCCTAGAACTAGAACATTTACAATAGGATCGATTGTAGAACTAGTAACACCTGCGTTAGATTTAAAAGCTAATATCGCATCACCAACTTTTACTGGTACTGTAGGTGGTATTACTAAAGAGATGGTAGGATTGCCAAATGTTGATAATACAACAGATTTATTAAAACCAATATCAACAGCAACACGATCTACTTTAGATTTAAAAGCTGATTTAACAGGCGCAACATTCACAGGGGATATTAACGCTATAGCTTTTATAAAAGAAGATGGATTATCAACCGAATACTTAATGGCTGATGGTAGTACATTTACAGGTAGTGGTGAATATGCTTTTCCTAATTTACAACAAGTAACCACAACTGGTCCAACAACTACAGCTGATATAACTGCTAATTCATTTATAAAGACAGGCGGATCTCCTACCCAATTCTTAAAAGCGGATGGTTCTATTGATAGTAATGCCTATATTACGTCTGCGGCATTGGCACCCTATGTTCCATATACAGGGGCCGCAGCAAATGTAAATTTAGGTACTTATTATATTACAACAGACAACGTTAAAGTTAAACCATCATATACATCAAATTGGGTAAGTCTTTTGAGTTATAGTGGGAATAGTGGTGATGGCACTGCATTAGGTTCTATTACATTAAGAGCACTTTCTACTGGCAATGGTTTTTTCACCACCATTCAACCAGGAACTTTAACAGGAAATAGATCTATAACTATACCTGATGCTAGTGGCACATTAGCTTTAACAAGTGATATTCCAGTTCCAACAATGCCTACATTACAACAAGTAATTACTGCTGGCGATACCGTAACTAATGTTCCTATAATACTTAACAACAATGCGAGTTCTGAGTCACTAACTATAAATTGCGAGAATGGTACAGGTATTGTTTGTAATGGGGGCGATTTTGGAACTGGAATATCTGCCTCGTCTTTAGATAGTAACGCAATACAGGTAAACTCTGGAGACGGGAATGGATTATATGCTTCAACTTTGGATGGTAATGCAGTATACGCGACATCAATTGATGGATGGGGCGTAGCGGCTAGTACAACTAGCGAGGGTGGAGCACTTCTTGTAAATGGGGGGACTTTGGGCGTTGGGGTTGTTGTGCAAAATGGGGGTGTAAATATAATGGGATTAGTAAATCCAATATTAGGTTACCAATTAGCTTTAACTTTAAACTCAGCAGCAAAACCATCTACAAACACGTGGACTATTGCTTCTGATGAAAGGGTTAAAACAAACGTGAATCCATACACAAAAGGGTTGGAGACTATTCTAGCAATAAATCCAATTACTTACGATTACAATGGCAAAGCAGGTTTTGATTCAACAATTACTGGAAACATCGGTATTATAGCGCAAGATGTACTTAGTATAATACCTGAGTCTATTAATACTTATCATGCAAAACTTAACGAAGAAGACGAAGAGAAAACAGAGTTATATAATTTTGATTCCCATGCTTTGACATTTATCCTTATAAACGCAGTAAAACAATTAAGCGCAGAAATTGAATTATTGAAATCAATATAAAATAATATGGCTATAATATATTCATATCCATTAAATGATGATATAAAGTCATTAGATGAGTTGGTAGGTACAACGGAGAAGACTATTAATGGTCAATTAAAAACTGTTACTAGAAATTTTCTATTGGAAGACTTGGTTGAATTCTTTATAGTTGATGGCGGAATTCAAAAAACAATTATTTTAACAACTGACGGTAATAGCGGGGCATCAACATTAAACCAGGTTACCGGAGTTCTTAATATACCGCAGTACTCTGGAGCAACTGACTTAGATTATATCGCATCGGCATTAAACGGGATAGTTACAAGTAGCACAGGTTCAGATGCTACAATACCTTTAGCAAATTCTACTAATGCTGGGTTACTGAGTCCAGCCAATTTTGTTGTATTAGGCAATACTAGCGGAACAAATACTGGCGACCAGAACTTACAACAAGTTACAGAAAAAGGAGCAATTACAACTAATTCAATAACTGCAAACTCATTCATAAAAATAGGAGGAACAGGCAATGATGTTTTATTAGACGATGGTAACACCATAGCGTTAACTTCTATAGAGAGCGTAACAACTACTCCTATAACAGCAGATTTAGAGGTAGGAGGTATTGCAGATCAACAGGTAATACCAATTGGTACAAACTTGGAACAGTTTGCATTATTACTATTAAAGAAAACTTATTATCCAACACTTACCGCCCCGACTTTTTCATTAAGCAACAATGCAGGTACAAGAGAAATTGGTAGCTCAAGTGCTTTTAATTTAACATTTACCTTTAATCGAGGGAATATACTAGGAGCAACAGTTGGGGGGGTTTGGATACCAACAAACTCTCAAGGAAGTAGAGCGGGTTCTTCAACTAGTTATACTATTAATAGCGTTACGCAGTCTGGAAATGTATTGTCAGTTTCACCCACGCTAGCACAAGGTGGAAATCTATTTAATGGAACAGTATCTTACGCGGCTGGAATTCAACCAGTAGATAGTGTTGGAGCAAACTTTAATTCTCCATTACCAGCAGGAACATCTGCAAATCAACAAACTACTGTGCAAGGAATATATCCATACTTTTGGTATAAATCATCATCTCCTATTACAGCTGTAAGTATGCAAACAGCTATCGCAAACGGTCAAGCAACTAAAGTTCTTTCATCATCAACAGGAACTATTACAATTGATTTTAATGCAGTTGGGGAATATTTGGCCTTCGCTTATCCAGCAACATCAACTACAAAAACAGTTTGGTATGTGACAGACCTGAACAAAGGATTCATACCAGGTGGAGTATTTGGAAGTTTTACAGCATTGCCTTGTGCTTCTCCTACAAGTTTATGGTCGAATGTTTCATATAAAATACATGTTACTGCGGGATTAATTACTGAAACAGATCCGCTACAACCACCAATGCAACTTAGAAACGTTTAATTATGGCAATAGATTTATCAGATAATATAAGGATAGGGCAACAATTACCCATTGACAGTAGGTACTTCAATGGACTACTCCCATGGGTATCTTTAGCAGCCGTAACCACAGGAATACCAACTGCATTAAGATTTCGCGGTCTCACCGTAAATGTTTTAGGTGTTGAGTATTGGTGGGCAGATGGCATATCAGATGTGCAATTAGTAATAAAAACAGTGGATGTTGTTCTAGATCTTCAAGACGTAACAGATGAAGGATCTACTACCACAAAACCAATAACCGCTGCGTCATTTATAAAGTCAGGAGGATTTGATTATCAGTTCTTAAAGGCTGATGGTTCGGTGGATAATAACACGTACTTAACTTCAGCTGATTTACCATCGACATTAGATTTATACGCAACAACAACCGCTTCTGATATAAGTGGATATACTGTGCTTGTTAGAAACATAGCTGATTCAAGATATGATGATCCAGCTGTTAATGTTCCAACTCCTACAATTACTGGTACTTTAGCATCTCCTACTTTTTGCGGAGCATTAATTAGTGATCCTAGTATCTTATTAGGTAATCCAGGTGTGTTTAACTTTTCAGTAATTGGTAAGATAAGAAGAACAGGTGGTGCTACAGCTAGTGGGGCAGACTTCTTCTTCAGTATTTATAAAAGAACTTCAGCAGGAGTTGAAACATTAATAGCAGATAGCGCTCCAGTTGCCGTGCCTGCTAACGGAGGAGTTTATATTGAGTATGTTTCAATAGCATTGTGGAATAATGGTGTCTTCTCAAGTACGGACAGGGTGGTCTTAAAATTCTATGGAATTCAATCAGGTACAGGTAGTGGAGCTACTTATGAGTTTCTATTTGGAGGTTCTGACCCAGTAAGGGGTACAGCAGCTATATCTTCAGCGATAATACCTAACCTTTACTTAAGGGACTTAGCCGATGTCGAGAAGGTTCCTGCACTAAATAACGAAGTGTTATATTGGAATGATGCCGATTCGCTATGGGAACATTCACTTGTTGTTGATCTAACTCCAGACGCAAGCGCAACACAGAAAGGATTAGTTACAACTGGGGCGCAAACATTTGCTGGCAATAAAACATTTACTGGAACTATCGCGTTACCAAGTACAACTTCAATAGGGAATGTATCTTCAACTGAGATAGGCTATTTAGATGGTGTAACAAGCGGTATTCAAACAGCGTTAGACGGTAAAGTGTCATTGGCAACTACTCAAACTATTTCAGGGGCAAAGACATTCTCAAATAACATTACAACAAGCGCTAATATTATTGCAACAAATGCTCCGACAACGAGTATTGGATCTTATAATATTTTAACAAGGAATACATCAAGTGGTGTTTTTGAGAAATTAGAAGCGACAAATATTCAACCATTAATATATAATATATTAATTGAATCAACAGTAAGTATAAATACACAAACACTAGGTACAAATGGAGGAGCAGAGTATTCTCAAGATGGTAGAAATGTAATGATTCAGAATGGCGGAACACCAATAACAGTTACGGCTACTAGCGCTTCAAGTAGTTTCATTGCTAGTTACACTAAGTTAGGAACTGGCAACATAACATTCGCATCAGTACCCGCTCCTATAGCCCCTTATGGGGCTGTATTAAACGGGAGTCCTGGCAGTACGGCTCTATTAACAAAGAATGGAACTACAGTATATTTACTAGTAAATAATTTATTATGATAACACCTGCGATACGCTACATATCAAGTTTCCAAGATAATACCACTAGTAGTTCAATCCCAGTACCAACACCTCTTATGGTTGATGGTAGAATATGGGATCAAAAAAATTTAAACGTATCAGAATATAGGAGTGGTAGAGTTATTCCACAAGTAAAAACAGGGTGGATTGGGTTAACAACTGGTGCTTGGCGTTATTATAATGATAATCCAGCAAGCGCAACAGTATACGGAAGGTTATATAATTGGTATGCTCTAATGGGCATTTATGATGCCGCCTCTCTAGCAGATCCCTCTTTAAGAGATAATATAGCGCCTATTGGCTGGGAGGTTGCTACTTATGGCGAATGGATAACATTAAGAAACATCCTTGGAAGAAGCGTTGCGGCTATAGCTTTAAAAGAAAGCGGTCCTTCTCACTGGGGCCCCGCTAATACAGGTACTAATTCAAGTTATTTTACAGCATTACCAGGTGGATTTAAACCAGGTAATAGTAATTCAGGATTTAATAACTTGGGTTCTATAGGATATTGGTGGTCAAAAGATGCTCCATCAGTTCAAAATTTCACTTTAAGTAATGTTTCAAATTCATTAGGCGCTGAGACGGCTGGGAGTAATAGAGGATCATCTATAAGACTTATAAAACAATCGGGCGTAATACCAAATTTTACAACCACATTTCCAACCCTTATAACTTCAACTTCGTTTTCAGGTACTGGTGGTAATATACCAACTACTTATTCTGGAAATATAACAGAAAGAGGAGTTGTATGGAGTACATCTCCAGACCCTACTATAATATTACCAACAAAGATAATAGGAAGTGCAACTAATCCATATACGGTTAATATAACAGGATTGACATTTAATACCTTATATTATGTTAGAGCTTATGTCATAGACAGTGTTGCTGGCGCTATATACGCAGATGCTCTAAGCATCTATACATTTAACTCTGTTCCTACATTATCTACAAATAGTGTCATTCAAATAACAACAAATTTTGCAGAAAGCGGAGGTGTTATAGATAATGACGGTGGGTTTTCTATAACAGCAAAGGGAGTAGTGTGGAGTACAAGTCCTTTCCCAACAGTAGCCTTAGCTACTAAAACTAATAATGGCAGTGGAAATAACAATTTCGTTAGTGAGATGACAGGATTAACGCTTAATACAAAATATTATGTAAGAGCGTATGCTACAAATTCAAGTAGTACTGGATATGGTAATCAGGTGGAATTTACTACATTAGCAGTACCTTTTCTTAACCTTATCTTTGACCAGTATCAAGCATACCATGCATATTCCCTACGACAACTAAGTGATACATATAATTATAAATGTTTAAGAGTTAGAAGAACAACTGGCGCCCCCGCCCCTGTAACAACTACAACAGTTGATGTTTTCTTTAATTCATATAATGCAATAGGTTTAAATAATGACATCCGCTATGTGTCTGGTGCGGAGACAGCGGCGCTTAATTTAGGCGATTTTGCTGCTGCTTTAGTCTCAGGATATGAAAATCCAGACGGAGTTAACACTAATCTAAATATTTTTATTAGTATTTGGTATGATCAAAGCGGGAATGGAAAAAACACACCACAAGCGACCTTATCTAGTCAACCAAGAATAATCAGTGATGGATTTTTAGAATCAGGAGTAAGATTCTCAGGAGGACAGCAACTGAATTTAGCTGATTCTAGTGTTAGTTATAATAGTGAGTCCGTGTATATAGTAGGTTCTGCTACATCAACAAACACTATGAATTTTTATGGGCAAGGAATTTTTAATACCAATGCCAGACTGTTTATTGGTAGAGCAGGAGGTATTTGGTATGATAATAACGGTAGTCTAACAGTTTCAACAACTTTTCTAACACCCCAGTTTGTAGCAAATACTACTAGACTATATGAATTAATATGTGGACCATCTACAACAAGCGCTTATTCTAATGGGGTACAATTAAGTCCTTCGTCAGTTCCCTCTTTAAACGTTACAAACTCACATATTAGAATAGGAGCGAATAGTTCACCTAATATAGCTTCAAATGGATTAACAAACGAAGTAATATGTCTTGTAACCAGTACACCATCAAGAACAGAAATAGAAACAAACATTAACTCATATTACAATATATGGTAGAATATAAATACAACACTTACGAAGAAGCACAAACAGCATTAGACACAGTAAATGTTTATTTTGGATTGCCTTGTGGCGATGACTGTCTAACTTGGACGGAGATACAAAGAGGAGAAGGATATTGGTTTTTACAAGCTGATAGATTAGAAGAAGTTTTAGGTGAACCTATTGAAATAGAATTATGAGTAAAGAACAAATAGATAGAATTTTAAATAAATTTATATCACGTAAACTAATGGTATTTGTAGTCGCTTGTTGTGGACTATTTATTGGTAATATAACATCGACTGATTGGGTAATAGTGACCACAGCTTATGTAGGCATTCAAGGATTTACGGATATAGTTATAAAATTAAAAAGTTAAAAATGGAATCTGCTAAACTATACCTACTTAATTCACTTACAATGGTTATAACGTTCACTAATATTGAGAACACGTTAAAAATAACGTTGTTATTACTTTCTATCGTATACACTGGAGTAAAAATATATGAATCATTAAAAATAAAAAATAATGAAAATACAGATCAAAAGACTTCATAAAACTGAAAACTCTACTATAGGTGAAATGACTATAGATGGTAAATGGGAATGTTATACATTGGAAGATGTAGAAAGAGATGTTAAGATTAAGTCTGAAACAGCTATTCCTAAGGGAACATATAAAGTTATAATCAATCAATCTAATAGATTCAAGAAATTATTGCCATTATTATTAAATGTATCTAACTTTGAAGGAGTACGTATACATCCAGGTAATACTAATCATGATACAGAAGGTTGTATATTAGTCGGTAGAACTAAATCAAAAGATTTTATAGGTCAATCTAGAAAAGCTTTTGAATCTTTATTCGCAAAAATGAAACTTGCAAAAGAAATAACTTTAATCATATCATAATGATAAATCAAAATAAAAATTTTGTAGTCTTTTGGATATTAGTATTAATATCGTGTATTCTCGTATCAACGATGTCATCTTGTGCATCTAGAAAAGTTATTGTAGATAAAACTGATATTAAAAAAGATAGTATAGTTGAAACAAAAGTTTCACTTATAAGTCAGGAAATTGGAAAAAAATCAGATTCTACAAGTATAGTGATAACTAATCAAAACGATGAATTAACAATAACTCCAATAGACACTTCAAAAGAGATAATAGTTAATGGTGTAAGTTATAAAAATGTAATTCTAAATGTCAAAAAAAATAAAACCAATGTTTCATATTCTAACAAAAATAAAGCGTCTTATACGAAGTCTAAGGATTCGACGAGTACTAATAAGGTAGTTAAGACAGAAGTAACAAAAATAAAAGAAAAGAAAATAGATAAAAAACAAAATTACTGGGTATTAATACTACCTATATTACTATTAATAATATTATATTTACTATGGCAAAACAGAATTTGGTTGCTAGGAAAACTACTGTAAAAGTATCTAGGCCTGGTGTTCATTCTAAAACTAAAACTTCTAAACTAAAAACTTCTAAGTTGTACGTTAAGAAATATAGAGGACAAGGTTAAGTAAAAACTTATACAAACAGGTGATATATACACTATACAAATCTAATTAAATAAAATTATGTCAGACGCTATAGTCAAAAATCTTAGTTTCGGTAAAGAAGCTAGTGATAAGGTATTCACGGGAATAGAGAAATTAACTAGAGCAGTTAGTTCTACGTTAGGAGCGAGTGGTAAATGTGTTCTTTTAGAAGATTCTTCTGGAAAACCAGTTATAACAAAAGATGGTGTTACTGTTGCTGATTCTATTATACTATTAGATCCTGTTGAAAATATGGGAGCTACATTACTAAAAGAAGCAGCTAGAAAAACTGTTAGAGAAGCAGGTGATGGAACAACTACCGCTACCGTTTTAGCTCATGCAATACTAAAGAATGCTTATGCAGTTAAAGATCCTAATACTAGGAAGATAAAAGAAGGTATAAACAAAGCTGTTGAAAAAGTTATAGAATATCTAGAAATGAATTCTATAAAAGTAGATGGTGATATGTTAGATCAAATAGCTACAATATCAACTAACAATGATCCAGTATTAGGTAAGTTAGTTGGAGATGCTTTTAGAGCAGTTGGAAATACAGGTATTGTAATGATGGAAACGTCATCAGATCCAGAATGTAGTTTAGAATTAGTAGAAGGAGTACAATGTGATATGGGATTAACAAATTCTCATTTTATTACTAATCATAAAAACAAAACAGCAGAACTAGATAATCCATTAGTTTTGTTAGTTGAGTCTCCAGTTGAAAGTATTAGACAATTACAGTCAGTATTAGAGTATGTTATAAAGAGTAATAGATCTTTACTTATAATAGGTGATCTAGATCAAGGTGTTTTATCTGCGTTAGCGATGAACAAATCTAGAGGTAACATTAAGATAAATGTTATAAATGCTCCTACTTTTGGTATTAATAAGAAAGAGACTTTAGATGATTTAGCTTTATTAACTAATGCAACTGTTATTAATGAAGATCTTGGTGATGATTTAGATTTAATACAACCAGAACATTTAGGTACATGTGTAAAAAGCATTACTACTCATGAAGATACTGTGTTACATGTAGGTGAACCATCTGAGGAAATACTTGATATAATTAAAGATATAAAAAAATCTTTGTTAGATAATAATCCTAATTACCAAGTTATCAAACTTGAGAAAAGATTAGCAAGATTAACAGCAAAAATATCTATTGTTAAAGTAGGTGCTAATTCTGAGATTGAATTAAAAGAAAAAGCAGATAGAATTGAAGACGCCATTTGCGCGACCAAGGCAGCTATTAAAGAAGGTATTGTACCAGGAGGAGGAATTGCTTTATTGAACGCTTCTTATGTTATAGATACCTTCTCACTTGGTGAGGAAATATTACTAGATTCTATTAAAGCGCCGTTTAAAACTATACTAGACAATGCTGGCATTGAAGATGCTCCAATTGAGATTATATCAAAAATAGGTTATGGTCTTAATGTTATAACAGGTGAAACTGTCGATATGATCAAAGCAGGTATTATTGATCCTTTATTAGTTACTAAAAGCGCATTAAGAAATGCAGCATCTGTAGCAGTTACTATTTTATCAACTGATTGTGTAATCAATAATTTGAGAGCATAATGAAAGCAGTTGGAAAATGTTTGATAATAGAAAAGATAAAAGAAGGTACTACTAAGACAAAAGGAGGACTTCTATTGGCAGAAAATCAAAGAGAGGATATTAGATATGTACAAGCTAAAGTTTTATCAATAGGAGATGAAGTAGTAGGTGTTAAAGAAGGAGATTCGATATTTTATGATAGACATGCTGGTCACAAGATAGAAATAAACAAAGATATTTATCATCTTATAAGATTAGGTGATGTAGTTGTAGTACTATGATAAGACTAGAAGCAAGTGATATAAAAGATCTGTCTCTACTTAAACACTATAGAATAATAAGAAAGTGGGCTTGTAAGAATAATGATTTAACTGATGCAGATTTAGAATTACTGATATATCTAGACTGTATGGAGTTTTTTACAAAACAAGATTTTAAAACAGGTACTTACTCATACAGTTGGAATAATAGACGTTGGAACGATTTGTTGAAAAATGGTTGGATAGTAGTTTGGAGAGAAAGAAACTATGTAACTCAAAAATATAACATATATAAAGTTTCTTTTAAATGTAAACAACTTATAAGTAAAATGTACCGTATAATGTTAGGTAAAGAAAATATACCGACTAGTCATAGAAATTCTATAATGGATAAAAAAACGTACACTGATACTGTCTTAAGTAAAGCTATAGAAAATTCAAATAATGATAAAAAATAATCAATGGGACTTTTAAAGAAAATAGGTAAAGGTTTAAAAAAAGCAGCACAAAGTACCACTAAATTTGTAAGTACAAATGTAAAGAGTGCTACCAAGGATGTTTCAAAAGGTGTTAAAGACGTAGCTAAATTTGCTAAAACAAATACTAAGAGTGTTGGAAAAGATCTTAAGAATGCAAAAATAAAGGATCTTAGTGTAAAGAACGTTGGTAAGTTTGTTTCAAAAAATGTAAAAAGTGCTGGCAAGGATATTAAGAAGGGTTTTAAAGATGTAACTAAGTTTGCTACAACAAATGCAAAAAGTGCTGTTAATGATGTTAAACAAGTTATTAGTAAACCTGAGCCACCACCTGAACCTGTTGCAACACCAGTACCTGAACCTACTCTAACACCTGAACCAGTAGTAGATACAGCAGCAATAGACGCGGCGGCTGAAGTAAAAGCCGATTCAGATGCACAGGCAGCAAAGACAAAAGCAGATGCAGATGTAGCATTAAAAGCAAAAGCAGATGCAGATGCAGCAACACAAACTCAAGCGGCAGCTAAAGCAAAAGCAGATGCAGATGCTTTAGCGTATGCTAATGGAGCTGGAAATAAAAGAGCGGTTAGTTTTGGTCAGGCTTCAGATATTAGAGAATCTGGTAGTGCTGTTGATCCAGTAGCGGTACCATCACCAGTAGCACCAGGACCAGCACCTGTAGTACCTGCAGCACCTGTATCACCTACGCCTGATCCAGTTCTAACACCAACTACTCCGTTAACTCAACGTCGTATGAATAATAATCAGATCACACAAGGAAGAATAAATCCTAGAGCAGTTGATATAAAAGCTATAAATTCTCTTTTCAACTCTCTTCCAAAAAATAATAAAAAAAGATAAAGATATGGGATTTTTTAAAAAAATAGGTAAAGGTATAAAAAAAGCCACTAAAAGTGTTGGTAAGTTTGTTAAAACAAACATAAAGAGTGCTGGTAAAGATGTTAAGAAAGGCGTTGCTAAAGTAGTAAGTAAAAAAGCTAGAGATTTTTATAGAGCTGGAGGAGAAGAAGGTGTTAAGAGAAGAAACGATGAAGCTGCAGCGGCAGCGGTGACTGAGGCAACTCAATTAAAAGCAACACAAGAACAAGGTCAAAAAGATATTGCAGCAGCGGCAGCAACAGACGCAGAAGCAGCTAGAATAGCAGCAGCAAACGCGGTTGGTAATGCAGCGGCACAAGGATTTGGCGCGGCTTCAATGGCTAGAGAAGCAGGATTAGCGACTCCACCAGTGCCAGTGGCAACATTACCACTAGTAACTACTCCAGTAACTACAGAACCAATTACTCCTTTAACTCAACGTCGTAGTAATTCTAGTCCTATTAGACAATTATCTCCTCGTCAAGTCGTGCAAGGAAAAATAAACCCCAAAGCAGTTGATATGAAAGCTATAAACTCTCTTTTTAATTCGCCTCCAAAAAACAATAAAAATAATATTAATAACAAAAAAAAATAAAAAATGGGATTTTTTAGAAAATTAGGTAGAGCAGCACGTGGTGCAGCTAGAAGTATTGGCAAAGCACAAATCGGTAAAGCAATACGTAGAGCTGGTATTGGTAGTTTAATAGGTGGACCACTAGGTGGAATGGCTAACGCAGCACTTGGAGGAAGACAAGGTCGTAAAATGTTAGGAGGACTTGGTAGAAAAATGCAAAGACGTGCCGCGATGGCGACGGCGGTAGGTGCTACACAAGGTCAAATGGGACCTGGAGGAATTATTATGCCACCAGCGGCTCCAGTAGCAACTCCAGTAGCAGCGGCTCCAGTAGCAGCGGCTCCAGTAGCAGCGGCTCCAGTAGCACCGACAGTTGATCCTGCAGCAGTTGCAGTCCCAGCGACTCCAGCAACTCCAGTGGCAGCACCTGTTAGTCCTATAGTTCAAAGAAACCAGAGTCCATTTAAACAAAGGTTCACTAAAACTAGTGGTTACAAAAGTCCACTAAGACAAATGATGGATCCAAACCAAATGCAAGAAACAGAAATGAATCCAAACGCTATGGGTAATCCAAATACTATTGGAAACTTATATGGAGGAAATACAAATATGGCTACTCCTTTGATGCAAAAGAAAAAATATCAAGGTATGAATAATATTAAAAGCAATAACTCTAAGAACATAAAAAGTGGAAAAAGTCCATTTAGACAAATGAGTTATAATTCAGCAGATCCTAATATGGACCCAAATATTGGTACTAGTTATGGTGAAGATATTGCTGCTCAAAATAACGCATATCCAGGATATTAATTTAAAAAATAAAATTAACATGTATTCAACACCGAAAGAACACAAAGTAACTGTGTATGATAAAGAAGCTAAAAGATCTGGAGTAGGAGCTAATGCTCTATGGAACGGACCTTTTAATACTGAAGGTTTTCCTAAAGGAAAAGGATTTAGTGCTGGTAAAGATGGTATTATATTAAATAATGATAAACCAAAATGTTACTCTAGTCCAATAACACAGAGAGCAGTTTCTAAAAAATAAAGTTATGTCTTTAAACATATTCAAAAGAAATACTCAATCTCCTTTTCGTTTACAAAGAAGTGAGGTGCCTCAATCAGAAGGTGGATCATATCAAAATTCTCTTGTTAAACCAATAGAAGGAGATGGAGGTATGGCAGATGCGATATCTGGACTTGGAACAAATCTAAGTGAAGGTATTAAAGGTATTGATACTGATAAATTAGCAGAGAAAAGACAAGGAAAAAAAGCTGAAAGACTAGCAAGGAGAAAAACTAAACTTGAAGATAAATCAAAATCAGAATTCGCTTCTGAAGGTAAAAAAGCACGATTAGAGAAAAGAGTTAAAAGTGTAGAATCTAGAAAAACTGATGCTGAAACAAAGTATAAAAAATACAAAGATATAAACGAAGCAAAAGCTAATCCTGAAAAAGCAGCAACTAATAAACTTCTAGGTGAACCGAAGAAAGATGAAAAGTCTACTACTACTGTCGTTACTCCTACTACTGAAGAGAAAAAAGTAGATCTTGTAAATTCAGGTACAATAACTAAATCTGACGAACAAAAGAAAAAGGATAGAGAAGAGGAAATAGCTAAGAAAAAAGGTAAAGAATAAAGATATGGCTTTTAAAATGACTAATCCTCCTTATGGAGTAGACAATACTCCTATTTATAGTACCGATATGGACGACAATATATTAGGAATGGCACAGTCAAATGGAACCATACTAGTAAACAAAAATGTTTCTGCATCGGAATTAGCTAAAAATAAAACTATAGAACATGAAAAAGTTCATATAGACCAGATGAAACGTGGAGATTTAGATTATACTGATGATGAAGTTATTTGGAAAGGTAAGAAATATCCACGTTCAAAAATGAGTGAAGGAGCAAAAAATCTACCTTGGGAAAAAGAAGCATACGCTAAACAGAATAAAAAGTAACTAATACATGTGATAATAGTATTATATAAATCTAATATTATTTAATTATGAAAAAAGTATTTTTTATCGCAACTAGTTTATTTTTTAGTTTAAGTGTTTTATCTCAAAAAAAATTAAACACAGATGACTTAATTGGCTATTGGAAACCAAATAAACAATCAACTAAATTGTTTTTTTGGAAAGATATTCATAACATTCTTCACACACAAGAGATAAGTGAAGTATCAGGAGAAGAATTGAAAGTGTTATCTATCAAAATAAATAAGACAAATATATTAATAAAGACTATGTTTGTCAAAAATAAATGGGTGGTTGAAAGTAAGTATATTTTAATAAATAAGAATACTCTTAAATGCACTGTTAAAGGTGATGGTAATGATGAAATAATATATACAAAAAATAAATAACAAAAATGGCAAATACAAAGAAGTCAATTCCACTTAAACAGACTAATCCAAAAACAGGCGAACATGTTGGATATAATCCAGAAACATCTAAATTACCAAACACTGTTAGTAAAGGTGGTTATGAAAAAACATTAGATAAAACTGGTAAAACTTTGTACTTGAGAGATAGTAATAAAAAAATTATATCTCAAGCGCAGATAGGTACTAAACAAGAGACGGATTTAAGAACTAAATTTAATGCTGAAAAATCCAATACTAATTCAAGAAGAAAAGACAATTTAGACTTTCTAGAGTCTAGACAAAAAACAGGTGAAAAAACAAATAAAAAAACTATGAAAACTACAGTAAAACAATTAAAAACTCCAGCGAAACAACTAAAAACTCCAGCAAAAAAGAAACCATCTCCAGTTAAACAAACTAAACCAGATTTTTCTGGTTCAGGTGATAGGAGAGGTCTTAATGCAAATACAGACTTACTTAAAGTAGGAAAATATTATGGGAAAAAAGCTATTTCAAAAGTTAAAAATATAGCTTCTAAAACAGGTGAATATTTATCTGATCTAGCGGAAGGAAAAAAAGGGTCTAAAGGTTATAGTGGCGGTGATGAGTCAATGAGACAAAAAAATATGACTAAGAAAAAAGCTCCTACTCAAATGAAGAAATGTTAAATGAAAAATCTATCTAAGACCGGTTATAAAAAAAATAGTCCTGATAAAGATAGATCTTACAATGTTATACCTAGTGGAAATATAACTATGAAAAATGTTGATTTTCCTGTAGATGCTATTGACAATTTAGGTAATTCAAAAAAAATGAAACCAGGTAAAGACTATCATTTTCCTGGGAGTATAGTACTAGAGTTTAAAGAAGGTACAAAAGGTAGAAGTAAAATATATAATAGAATTTTTAACAGTTAAATTAAATAAAATGGAAACAGAAGTAAAAAAGATTACAACAGAACAATTAGAGAGAATTAATGCTGAACAGAAAGATTTACACAATATTATACATGACATTGGAGTTTTAGAGTCTCAAAAACATGCTAAACTACATCAGTTAGCTGAGATAAATAAAAATATTGAAGATTTTAAATCTGAAATTGAATCTGAGTATGGATCTATTAACATCAATTTACAAGACGGCTCTTACACTGAAATTGAAAAAACAGAAAACCCAGAATAATGGAATCTTCTATTAGAAAAATAAGTATAGGATCAGACTATAAGAACGAAGCAATGCATTATTCGGTTGGTCAATCTGTTTATGGAGGTCACGAAATAAGTTGTATATTGCAAGATAGTATAGATCTTTCTTATTTTATCTATATAAAAAAAGGAGATGAAGTTATGCCTTGGAAGAAGTTTAATTCTAACATGGCTATATCAGTTGAATATGATTTAGAGTATTGATGAATAGTGTATTTAGTTTTATAGTAAAACCTGTTGGTGATAGATATAATAACAAACTAAAGATTGGTGAAAAAGAATTAGTATTAAATACTAAAATAGAAAGTTTCAAATCTGTGAATAATCTAGCGGAAGTTATATCAACTCCGTTAGCTTATTCAACTAACATTAAAGTTGGTGATCTTGTTGTTATACATCACAATGTTTTTAGACGTTTCTATGATATTAGAGGTAATCAAAAAAACAGTAGATCACATTTTATAGATGATATGTATTTTTGTGATGTAGATCAAATATATCTACACAAAAGTGATAAAGATTGGAAATCATTTGGTGACAGATGTTTTATAAAACCACTTAAGAATACGAGTCATTTAAGCAGTAATAAAGAGAGAGAACTAATTGGTATATTAAAATACGGAAATAGTTCCTTAGAATCGCTTGAAATCAATGAAGGAGACTTAGTTGGTTATACTCCAAATGGAGAATTTGACTTTGTTGTAGAAGGACAAAGACTATATTGTATGAAATCTAATGATATTGTAATTAAGTATGAATATAAAGGAGACGAAGCAGAATATAATCCTAGCTGGACACAAAGCAGTATTAGAACTGATTAAGGTAGCTGAAGAAGCTATTTTAAATAATGGAGATGATGATTTATCTGCTGATAAGTTAAAAAATGCCGCAGCAACTAAGAAGTTGGCTATATTTGATGCGTTTGAAATACTTACTAGAATACAGGAAGAGGAAAAACTACTTGTAGATGAGGATAAAACTACAGAAGTTAAAGTATTTAAAGGTTTTGCAGAAGGGAGATCTAAATAATGTATCAGCAAACTCTATACAAAATAATACCAGACTATATAAAGGAAAGTGTTATTAAGCAAAACAACCGTTTAAAAAAATGGAAATATGGATATGATAAAGACAATGATCTGGTTATTATTAGTAAGACTGGAAAGATTGGTGAGATATACGAAATCGATAATTTAAAAATAGCTTTACCATTAGTCGAAGAATGTTATTCTAGATCTAAAGTTAAAGAAGAACAATACTGGGAACAAATGGATTTCCCAAAAGAAATAAGTAAAATAAAGAATTCTTTTGATTGGAATAAACAACCTGATAGTTTCAAGGACAGATGGTACGATTATATAGATAATGAGTTCAGGTATAGAGAAGAAGGATTTTTTTTTAATAATAGAGGTAAACATACATACATAACAGGTACTCACTATATGTATCTTCAATGGAGTAAGATAGATGTTGGTGCACCAGATTTCAGAGAATCAAATAGATTGTTCTTTATATTTTGGGAAGCTTGTAAAGCAGATCCAAGATGTTATGGAATGTGTTATTTAAAGAACAGACGTTCTGGATTTTCATTTATGTCTTCTGCGGAGTTAGTTAATCAAGCAACAATATCTAGTGATTCACGATTTGGTATATTATCTAAGTCTGGAGCAGATGCTAAAAAAATGTTTACGGATAAGGTGGTGCCTATCTCGGTTAATTATCCTTTCTTTTTTAAACCTATCCAAGATGGTATGGATAGACCTAAAACAGAATTAGCATATAGAATACCAGCTTCCAAACTTACTAGAAGAAAATTAGATTCTAACGAGAAACTAGAAGAGTTAGAAGGATTAGATACTACAATTGACTGGAAAAATACAGGAGATAATAGTTATGATGGTGAAAAATTAAAGTTATTAGTACACGATGAAAGTGGTAAATGGGAGAGACCAGATAACATATTGAATAACTGGAGGGTTACAAAAACAACTCTTAGACTTGGTAGTAGAATAGTTGGTAAATGTATGATGGGTTCTACTTCTAATGCTCTTGACAAAGGTGGAGATAATTTCAAAAGTTTATATTATAACTCTGATGTTTTAAAAAGAAATAGAAACGGCCAGACAAGTTCTGGATTATATAGTCTATTCATTCCAATGGAATGGTCTTATGAAGGTTTTATAGATATATATGGTACACCAGTTTTCGATACACCACCATCTCCAATAAAAGGAGTAGATGGTAATACTATAGATTATGGAGTTATAGAACATTGGCAAAATGAAGTAGATGGTCTTAAGTCAGATCAAGATGGTTTAAATGAATACTACAGACAGTTTCCAAGAACAGAACAACATGCTTTTAGAGATGAAGCAAAACAATCACTTTTTAATCTAACTAAGATATACGAACAGATAGATTATAATGACGACTTAAGAAATACCAATGTTGTTACTAGAGGTAATTTTCAATGGGAAAATGGAGTTTTAGATACAAAGGTAATATTTTATCCAAATAAAGATGGTAGGTTTTATATATCGTGGGTTCCTTCTTTTAACCTACAAAACAACGTCGTTATCAAGAATGGCGCAAAATACCCAGGCAATGAACATGTTGGTGCTTTTGGATGCGATCCGTACGACATATCTGGCACAGTTGATGGCAAGGGTTCAAATGGTTCATTAAGTGGATTAACAAAGTTCTCAATGGAAGACGCACCACCTAATGCTTTTTTCTTAGAATATATAGCTAGACCACAAACTGCTGAGATATTTTTTGAAGATGTATTAATGGCTTGCATATTTTATGGAATGCCTATACTTGCTGAGAACAATAAACCTAGACTTTTGTTTCATTTTAAAAGAAGAGGTTATAGGGGTTTTTCAATGAATAGACCTGATAAAGTCTGGAATAATTTATCTGTAACAGAAAAAGATATAGGTGGAATACCTAACTCAAGTGAAGATATAAAACAAGCTCATGCTTCTGCTATAGAGTCTTACGTAGAAGACTATGTTGGATTAAACGACACTGGATATGGTAATATGTATTTTAATAGAACACTTAATGACTGGGCTAGGTTTAATATAAATAACAGAACAAAGCACGATGCTTCTATAAGTTCTGGTTTAGCTATAATGGCATGTAATAAAGGTAGATATAGTCCATCTGTCAAATACGTTAGACAAATTCATGATTTGGGAATAAAAAAATACGACAATAATGGTTCTTTATCAAAAATATATTAATAAATGAATATATATACAAACACTAACAGCGCTTTTCCAAGTCAAATAGTTAGCGATGCAGAAAAAGCTTCTGAAGAATATGGATTACAAGTTTCTAGAGCTATAGAGCAAGAATGGTTTGGTAGAAGTAGATCTGCTAATAATAGATATGCATCTAATTGGGGTAATTTTCACCAGTTAAGACTGTACGCTAGAGGAGAACAATCTATACAAAAATACAAAGATGAATTAGCGACTAATGGAGATATTTCATATCTTAATTTAGATTGGAGACCAGTGCCAGTTATATCTAAATTCGTGGATATAGTTGTAAATGGCATGTCACAAAAAACTTATGATATAAAAGCTTATGCTCAAGATCCAGAGTCTTTAAAAGCTAGAACTTCTTATGCTGAATCCATAATGAGAGATATGTTCGCTAAAGACTTAATAAACAAAGCTAATGAACTATTAGGTGGTGATATTTCTCATTCTCCTATTCCACAAGAAGATCTACCTGATACAAAAGAAGAGTTAGATATTCACATGCAGTTAACCTATAAGCAATCTATAGAAATAGCTGAAGAAGAAGCGATAAATAACACATTAGCTAATAATAAATGGGACTTAATAAGACGAAGACTTAACTACGATTTAACAGTATTAGGAATTGCATGTGTTAAAACTACATTTAATGTTAGTGAAGGAATAAGAATAAAGTACGTAGATCCAGCTTATATAGTACATTCATATACTGAAGATCCTCATTTTGACGATTTATATTATATTGGAGAGGTAAGAGCGGTAACTATACCAGAACTTAAAAAAGAATTTCCACATCTAACAGATGAAGAACTTTATAAAATACAAAGTTCACCAACTAACAATCAATATATAACTGGTTGGGGTAACTATGACGAGAACACTGTTCAAGTACTATACTTTGAATATAAAACATTTATGAATCAGGTATTCAAGATAAAGAAGACTGAGAATGGAATGGAGAAAGCTATAGAAAAGACAGACGAATTTAATCCACCAGAGAATGATAATTTTGAAAGAGTCTCTAGAACTATAGAAGTTTTATATACTGGAGCAAAAATACTTGGTACAAATCAAATGTTAGATTGGAGTTTGTCTGAAAATATGACAAGACCATACGCTGATACTACTAAGGTAGAAATGAATTATGCTATTTGTGCTCCACGTATGTACAAAGGTAAGATTGATTCTACTGTCAATAAGATAACTGGTTTTGCTGATATGATTCAGTTGACTCACTTAAAAATACAACAAGTATTATCTAAAACAATACCTGATGGAGTTTTTGTTGATGTAGACGGTTTTGCTGATGTAGATTTAGGTAATGGTACTAACTACAATCCAGCAGAAGCTTTAAATATGTATTTTCAAACTGGTAGTATAGTAGGTAGATCACTAACTCAAGAAGGTACCATGAATAGTGGAAAAATACCTATACAAGAACTTACTAATTCAGGTGGTCAAGCTAAATTAGCATCGTTAATTCAAACATATCAATACTATCTACAAATGATAAGAGACGTAACTGGACTTAATGAAGCCAGAGACGGAAGTATGCCAGATAGAGAAACATTAGTAGGATTACAGAAGATGGCCGCTAACGCATCAAACACTGCTACTAAACACATTATGCAGGCTAGTTTGTTTTTGACTCTTAAAACATGCGAGAACATCTCATTGAGAATAGCTGATGCTTTAGATTTTCCTTTAACTGCTAGTGTATTAGAACAAAGTATAACAACATATAATGCTTCTACGCTTAGAGACATAAAACATCTTAACCTTCATGATTTTGGTATATACTTAGAACTTGAACCAGACGAAGAAGAAAAAGCGATGTTAGAACAAAACATTCAAGTTGCACTGCAAAACCAAAGTTTAGATCTTGATGATGCTATAGACATTAGACAGATAAGAAATTTAAAACTCGCAAATCAAGTTATTAAGTTTAGAAAAGCTAAGAAAGCAAAAGCGGCGGCTGAAGCATCTCAAGCAAATATAACTGCTCAAGCAGAAGCTAATCAAGAAACTGCCAGACAAGCGGCTTTAAATGAAGTACAAAAACAACAAGCTTTAACTCAAGAAACTATTAATATAGAAAGAGCTAAGTCTCAGTTTGAAATGGAAAAACTTCAAATGGAATCTCAATTAAAAGGTCAGTTGTTAGAAAGAGAATTTCAATACAACATGCAACTTACTCAAATGAAGATTGGTGCTGATGTTGAAAAGACGCAGTTATCTGAGAAGATGAAAGATGATAGATCTAAAGAGCAACAACAAGTAGGTGAAGATAGAAAAGATGAGAGAACTAGAATACAAGCTTCTCAACAATCAGAACTAATAAACCAAAGAAAAAATAATGCATTGCCTCAAAAGTTTGAATCAAATGGAATCGAAGATTTCGAAGATTTAGGTTTTTAAAAAAAAGTTAACTATTTAATTATATTATATTATGTCAGAAATTGTAAAACAAGAAGGAGATTTTAAAATCTCTAAAACAAAGAAACCTAGAAGTCTAGTAAGAGAAGCTAAAGTAACAAAAGTAGATTTAACAGAAAAACCTATAGATCAAGAAGTTACAAAAGTAACTATACCAACAGATGTTGTTGAACTAGAAAAAGTAGTTGAACCAATTGTCAATATTGTTCAAGAAACAGTAGAACAAAATTCTTCATTTGATAACTTGATAGAAGAGATTACAGATAATAACGAACCAGTTGTAGAAGTAAATCAGCAAGTAAGTGAACAAGTAAGTGAATTTAAAGAAAGTAGAGTACTTCCTGAAAATATAGAAAAGTTAGTTTCCTTCATGGAAGAGACTGGAGGTACTATAGATGATTACACAAGATTAAATGCTGATTATTCAAATGTCAATCAAGATGTATTGTTAAAAGAATATTATAAATCAACAAAACCACACTTAGATCAAGATGAATTACAATTCCTAATCGAAGACAGTTTTTTCTTTGATGAGGATTTAGAAGAAGAGCGAGAAATACGTAGAAAAAAACTCGCTTATAAAGAAGAGGTTGCAAAAGCCAAAAGTTATTTAGATTCAATAAAGAGTAAATACTACGACGAGATCAAGTTGAGACCGGGTGTAACTCAAGAACAAAAAGAAGCTTCTGAATTTTTTAACCGATACAAGAAGACGGAAGACGAGTCTAGAATGCGACACGATCGGTTTAAAACGGACACTAAAAAATTATTCAACAGTGATTTCAAAGGTTTTGAATATAACATTGGCGAAAAAAGATTTAGATACGGTGTTCAGAACCTAGATCAAGTTGCCGATAAACAGTCTGATATTAGTAATTTTGTCGGAAAGTTTCTAGACAAAGAAGGAAATGTTACTGATACAGTAAATTATCATAAGGCTTTATACACTGCTATGAATTCTGACAAGATTGCACAACACTTTTATGAGCAAGGTAAAGCTGATGCTGTAAAAGAAGTTATCACAAATTCTAAAAATCCTAGTATAAGTCAACCTAGACAAACGTCTGGAGAGGTTTTTATAAATGGTTTAAGAGTTAAGTCTGTTAGCGGTTTCGATTCTTCAAAATTAAGAATACAAACAAAAAAATTTAACAATTAAAACAAAAAATTATGTCAGCAGTATCACCCGTATTTGGGTCAATTAAACCGTCTCAAAAGCAACAAGCTTTAGAAACAAATTATTTAAACTTTACCGACGGAAGCGGTAATGATTTCGCACAACAATACTTACCAGAAATCTACGAAGAAGAAATCGAGCGTTATGGAAACAGAACACTTTCTGGCTTTTTACGTATGGTAGGTGCTGAAATGCCTATGTCTTCTGATCAAGTTATCTGGTCAGAACAAAACAGATTGCATATTTCTTATAACGCTGTTACTTGCGCTACAGCTTCAACTTTAACATTCGTTACTGGTGGTGTTGGTAAATTGTTCGTGCAAAATGTTATCTCTATTGGTCAAACTTTAGTAGTTATAAACCCAGTAAATGGTAAAGAACTTAAAGTTTATGTTACTAACTCTGTTACTAATGGAGGAGGAACTTTAGCTACTATCACTGTTAAACCTTACACTCAATTAGATTTAACTACTGGTGCTGGTAATGCAGTTGATTTTTCTGGAGCTACAAACCTTAAAATCTTTGTTTATGGTTCTGAATTCAAAAAAGGAACTACAGATGCTAGTTTAAACTCAGTTAATCCTTCTTTCACTCAATTCAGTAATTCACCTATTATCATCAAAGAACGTTATCAAATCTCTGGATCTGACACTGCTCAGATTGGATGGGTTGAGGTTGCTACTGAAGATGGTACTGGTGGTTTCTTATGGTATCTTAAAGCTGAATCTGAAACAAGATTACGTTTTGAAGATTACTTGGAAATGTCAGTAATTGAAGGTGAATTAGTTAGTGGAGCTTCTACTTTAGGTTCTGTTGAAAAACTTAAAGGTACTGAAGGTCTTTTCGCTGCTATCAAAAGCAGAGGAAATGTAGTTAATAACTTTACTGCATCTACTGGATTAGCAGATTTTGATACAATCTTGAAAAACTTAGATACTCAAGGTGCAATTGAAGAAAATATGTTCTTCTTGAATAGAGCTACTGCTTTAGATTTTGATGATATGTTAGCTGGTATTGGATCTCCTAGTTCTGGTGTTTATCAAGGAGGTAGTTCTTATGGTGTTTTTGAGAACTCAGAGCAAATGGCATTGAACTTAGGTTTTTCTGGTTTCCGTAGAGGTTCTTACGATTTCTATAAAACTGACTGGAAATATCTTAACGATGCTTCAACTCGTGGTGCATTAACTAACACGTCTATTGATGGTGTTCTTATCCCTGCTGGAACTTCTACAGTTTACGATCAGCAATTAGGTACTAACATCCGTCGTCCGTTCTTGCATGTTCGTTATAGAGCTTCTCAAGCTGATGATCGTAGAATGAAAACTTGGATTACTGGATCTGTTGGAGGTGCTTATACTTCTGATCTTGATGCAATGCAAGTACACTTCTTGTCAGAGAGATGTCTATGTGTTCAAGCAGCAAACAATTTCGTATTGTTCACGGCTTCAGTATAGAAACCTGGTAGTGTTACCCCTATCAAAGTGGTAGGGGTAATTATTACCTTTTAAAATAAACTATTAAATTATATTATATTATGGCAACAAAGCAAAACAAAAACAATGAATTAGATATTGTAGAAGAAACATTAACAGTTGAACCTACTGAAAAAGTAACTAATAAAAAAGAAATAAATGTTCCTAAGTGGGAAATGAAAGACAGAACGTATATACTAACAGAGTCAGATAGTCCATTAACGTTTACACTACCGAGTAGACACTCGTCAAGGTATCCTTTATTATGGTTTGACAAAGAGACTGGAAATCAAGAAGAAATAAGATATGCCACTAATCAACAATCTGCACTAGTAAGAGATCAAAAAGGTCAATCAACACTTGGACATATAATGTTTACAGACGGAATACTGATTGTTCCAAAAGAAAAACAAAGTTTGCAAAAATTACTTTCAATATATCATCCATCTCTAAATATAAAGTACACAGAATTTGATGCTGTTGTTGATGCAGCGGACGATTTAGATTATTTAGAATTAGAAGTAGACGCTATGAATATTGCTTTTGAAATGGATATAGACGTGGCAGAAGCTATAGTTCGTGTGGAAGTTGGTTCTAGAGTGAATAAGATGAGTTCTAAGGAAATAAGAAGAGATTTATTAATGTTAGCTAGAAGTAATCCACAATTGTTTATAGAACTAGCTAATGATGATAATGTTCAATTAAGGAATGTAGCTATTAGAGCTTCAGAAGTTGGAATTATAAGACTATCACAAGATCAAAGAACTTTCCATTGGGGAGAAAATGATAGAAAACTAATGACTGTTCCATTTGATGAAAATCCTTATTCAGCTATGGCTGCTTTTTTCAAGACAGATGAAGGTATTGCAATCTTTAAATCAATAGAGAAAAAATTAAAATAACATGTAATACTAATATTTAGGCGGGTACTGTATATAAAACTGCAATATCCGCTTATTTATTATAATAAATATAACAAATGGCAGTAAGTATAGATATAGTTTACAAGACAGTTTTATTAGTAATAAACAAAGAACAAAGAGGTTATTTGACTCCAGATGAGTTTAATAAAATAGCTACACAAGTACAACTTGAAATATACTTAAAATACTTTGAAGACTTAAATCAATTAATTAGAGTTCCACAAACAGATTTAGATTATTCTGATCGTGTTAGTCTTTTAGATGAAAAAATGTCTTTATTTAAAAAATCATCAGCATTAAACATAAATAATTTAAGCAATTCATTTACTTTACCAGTAGACTTAAGACAATTAGGCACTGTTATATTTAATGACATAGAATCTCAAAGAATTTCAAGAAATGAATTCTATAACTTAAATAAATCTAAATTAACGAAGCCATCAAACTCATATCCAATATATTTATATGAAGAAGGTTTTATAAAAATGTATCCACAAACTATAAGTACAATAAATGTAAACTATTTAAGATTTCCAGTTGATCCGCTTTGGACTTTTACCGTTGATCCAGTTCTAGGTAATTACATTGTAAATTCCGATACTTCGATAAATTTTGAATTACATCAATCAGAACAAACAGAAATAATAGTTCGTATATTGGCTTACGCTGGAATATCTATTAAAGATCCTAACATTGCACAGGCAGCAGCTATAAAAGTACAACAGGATAATATGAATGAAAAACAATAATAAGATATGGCACTTTTAAATAATGGTTTAATTACTGAAACAAATAGACAATATTACGAAGGGGCTAAAAGTATTGTAGCCAAAACAAATCAAACTATATTTGATTTTAGTGATTTTGATACTGATCTTATTTGGAAAACTTCTAATGCAGATAATGAAAATTATGAATTAAATAATTTCAAATTCTATATAAGTACTAATAATGGAATTAGTTTTGAAGAAGTAGTATATTATACAACTCCAATTTCTTCGTATATAAGTACTGTTGATAATGGAATTATTACATTAAATAGCGCGGCTACAGTTGGTGATATATATCTAGTACAACTAAAAAGACTAGAAGGTGGTAAGTATGGTGATAATAATGCTTTTGGAACAGTAGTTGAAGAGAATTATGGTAGTTACTCTTACATTACGTTAGATGATATTATAAATAACTTTCTAATAGCTTACGTTGGAACAGATAAATTAATAGGTAGTATAAAAAGAACTGATGTTATATTTCATGCTAAACGTTCTATGCAGGAATTTAGTTATGATATTTTAAAAAGTATAAAATCACAGGAATTAACAATACCTCCAAGTTTAAACATTGTTATACCACAAGATTACGTTAACTACGTTAAGATCTCACGTATTGATGCAAATGGTGTAAAACATATTATATATCCAGCCATGTCATCTGGAACTCCGTATACGATGCCAATTCAAGATACTGAAGGAATACCAATTCAAGATACATTTGATTATAATATAACTGGAACTTCTATAATTGAAGAAAGATTTAAAACTAGCAGTGCAAAAGATTCCTCTGGAAGAATATCACTAGATCTAGATTCTGTTAACGATAGTAATATATCTAGAAACTTAGGTCAAAGGTATGGTATGAATACATCACTAGCTAATATTAATGGCGTATTTATGATAAACGAAAGAGAAGGTAAAATATCTTTTAGTAGTGATCTAGTTGATTGTGTTATATTATTAGAATACATATCTGACGGATTGGCTTATGATTTAGATACTAGAGTACCAAAAATGGCTGAAGAAGCAATATATTCATCTATACTCTATGCAATATTATCAACTAGATCTAATCAACCGGAACATGTTGTACAGAGATTAAAACAAGAAAAGTTTGCAAAAATAAGAAATACTAAAATAAGACTTTCTAATATAAAAATAGAAGAGTTTACAAAGGTACTACGTGGTCAATACAAATGGATTAAACACTAATTAAATGGCAGAAGTAAAGAATAGTTTTCTATCGGCTAAAATGAATCAAGATTTAGACGATAGATTAGTACCACAGAATGAATATAGACATGCTAAGAATATATCTATAGTTAGCTCAAATAATAGTAATAATGGCGTTATACAAAATATAACAGGAAACAAAAGTATAATTGATTTTGGTTATTACGAAGGTTTAGAAATTATAGGACAAATAGCTGATGAAGTAAATAATATTTTATACTTATTTGCAACTAGTTATACTGATACTTCTTTTAATGGATTAAATAATCAATTACCAATACAGAGTCAGGATGAAGAACAAATTTATTATTGTGTTATAATTAGGGTGGATTTGGATTCTTCATCTGGTAAAGTATTAGTTGAAGGAAGTTTTTTAAATTTTTCAAAAACAAGTCCTATATTAAATATTAATTTACTTGAAGATCTTTTATTCTGGACAGACAATAGAAATCAACCTAGAAAAATAAACGTTAATACTGCATTTGAAAAAGGAATTACGTATTATACGAAAGAAGATCATATATCCGTAGCTAAATATGCACCTGTTAATTCAATTGGATTCATTAATTCAAACTTATCAACAATGAAAGATGTTGTTAGTCAATTTGATCCAGATGGAACTACAAATCCAAATTACAATGCTAATTTTATTGGAGACAAAACATTTCTTCAAGATAAGTTTGTTAGATTCAGTTACAGATATAAATATGATGATAATGAATACTCTATATTAGCTCCTTTTTCTCAAATAGCATTTGTACCACAGCAGGACGGTTCTTTTATGGGAACATCTACTGACGTTGAAAATGATGAAAATACAGCGTTTAGAAGTAGTGTTGTTGAGTTTATGAAAAATAAGATAAATCAAGTTGGTTTAATTTTAACTTTTGATACACTTAGAACAGACTTATTTATTGATTTTAAAATAAAAGAAATAGAAATAATATATAAAGAATCAAATTCTACGACTTGTTATATATTAGATACTATTAAAACTTCAAATATTACTTATGATATTAACAGTATTTATAGATATGCATATACATACGAATCTAGAAAACCAAAAGGAGTTTTACCAGAAGACCAATTAGTTAGAGTATATGATAAAGTACCTGTTAGAGCACTAACACAAGAAACTGCTGGAGGTAGGATTATATATGCTAATTATATAGATAAAAATACCGCGCCATTAACAATTGATTATAGAATAAATATTAATAAGAAAAGTAGTACACTCACAAAAGAACTACCTCTTCATAACGTTAAATCAAATAGAAATTATCAAGTTGGTATAGTACTATCTGATAGATATGGTAGACAGTCTGATGTAATACTCTCTCCTACTAATGCTACTGATGTATTAGGAGGAGGTGGATCTGCTTCTAGTTTTTATGTTCCTTGGTATAATCCAACTTTGGATTCTAATGAATTAACTGGTGGTGTTTTGCGGTTTTTTGGAAACTGCATTTCAATTGTATTTGACACGTTATTATTACAGTCAACGCAAGATACTAGAAATCCTATATCTAGTATAGATAGAAATTCTACTGGAATCCCTGGTTTATATTCTCCACCTTCTTTTGCTATTACTGCTAGATGTGACGATGACGACGCGAATTTTGGTCCTGGATCCATGCAAAGAAATTTTATTGTTTATGATCGTGTTGGTTTTGGGGAAACTCCAGTAATTGCGTTTGAAGTTATAGCTACTATGTTAATTCCTTCTCCAGGAGAATACACTATAGGTTCGATGATAGTAACAAAATCTTATCGTACTGTTTATGTAGATTCTTTTGATTATTTTATTATAAATCCAACTATAACAAATCCAAATAATAACAAAGTAGATGTTAGAGTTACATCTGTTACAATTCCAAATCCTAATGGTTGGTATTCTTATAAAATAGTAGTAAAACAACAACAACAAGAGTACTATAATGTATATGCTGCTGGAGCATTAGCTGGTTATCCAACTGTAACAGGAACAACAGCCCCAACTTATCCAACTGGAGAAGAAAGTAAGACATCTAATTTAATTTTGTTTTCTGACAATATAAATAAAATTCCAAGAGACTTGTCATTAGTTGGACCAGAACAGAAACAATTTAGAAGTACAGTACAATTATTTGGTAGAGTGCAAAATTTAGATATTGACAATACTTATAATCAACAATTTTATCCTAGTATAAATGGTTTTAGTGTGCCAAATATACAAAACATATTAGATGTTAGTTATATAAATAATCCAAGTTATTATTATCAATTGCAAAATGGCGCTATTATAGCTAGAACAGATAATAATAATGTTAAGTTTGGAGCAACACATGTTAATTTAAGACCTAAACTATGTATATTAGAAACAAATCCTGTTTTATCTAGTTTAGATATATATTGGGAAACTTCTACTGCTGGTTTAATTTCTGATCTAAATGCAAGTATATCAGAAAGTAACAATCCTGGAGTAATTTCTTTTGGAGATGTTGGTTGGAATAATCAAGAATCTCAATGTAGTCTTGGAACCAGTGGTTTAAATGACGCAACTGGTAGTAAATTTACTACATGGATTACTGATTGGTTCTATCCATTAGATTCTAACAGTAAAATACTTACTGATGCTGTAGTTACTTTAAATAGTTCTAGTAACATATCTGATTTAACAGGAAGTCTTCGTAAATACATTTTTGAATTGTATAAAGATCCATCACTTAATAGATATAGAATAAAAGTAACTAATTCCAACTCCCAGACTTTTTATAGTAATGTATTAAAAAATCAATTTGTTTTATCTTTATATACTTCTGTTTTAATCAATGGTGTTACTATTAATAGATATATAGATATAAATGGTGGATTGATTAATAATAATCCTATTATATATATTCCAGGTCAAACGTTTCAAGGAGCACATGGTAATATACCAATAGTAATGCCACCTATAACTGCATATAGAGGTATCACTGATATATATCAATTTAGAGGAGAAAACGGTTCTAGTTATTTAGAATCTAATTCTAGTTATATTAAACAAGTAGGTTTGAAATGGTCTTTTCAAGATGGAACGCAGGTTTTTAACGAAGGAACTGGAACTACGGCTGTATCATTAAATATATCTACAAATGGATTTTTAAAAGTAGCTGGCGGTAATCCTGGAATAAAAGTTCAACCAGTCATACAACTAACAGACTCTGGTGGAGCTTTTGCATTGTTAACAGTTGATCTAGACTTTACTTTAGGAGAATTTAATCAAGGAGAATTTACACCAGAATATAACATTTAAAAAAAATAAAAATATGGCAGCACCATTAAATAAAAAAGGTTTAGAAACAACAGTAGCTACAAATCTACCAACTCAATCACCTGGACAACAATTAATAACAGCGGCAAAGTTAAGAGATTCTTTAACGCCGATAATTGATAGTACTTTTACTACTAAGACAATATGGTCTGGTATTATTAATACTACATCTGATACTACTGGAAGGAAAGACTTTTCAATTTTTGAAAACTACTATGATCCTTTCTATTTTCCACCAACACAATCAATTACTAGCGCTCTTTTAAATCCAGCTAATAAATATATGGTAAGTTCCGCTGGTACTGGTCTATTAGTTAATGTAAATGGAAGTAATGTTAATACTGGTAGTTTCACTAATATAGGAGTTACAAACGATTCAACTAATATACTTAATGTTAGTGGAACTGGATTAACATTCGATGGAAGTATATTGAATGGTAGTTTAGTTGTATCTAGTTTGGTTGTTAATAATCCAGGTACTGGTTATGCCTCTGGTTATGGTACTTTAATTCCAGCTGGAGGTTTAGGTTTCTTTGATACAATTCTTTCACTAAATCTTCCATCAGGTACTGGACCAAATTCTGTAAAAATTATTTTTAATATGACAAACACTGTTTGGCCTACTTATATTAATATTATACAAGAAACAAATTTCTATAGAAATACATGGAGCGCGTTTATACCAGAAATTAACAATGTAATTAGTGCACAGAGAACAGTTACTCCAACTGTTAATAATATTGTTAATTTTCAAACAGCAATGTATACTCCTCTTCATAATAGAAGTGATAGCGCTAATAACATGGATAGAGCTTCGGCATGTTGGGTTAATGCACCTAACAGTAATACTTTAACTTATAGAGTTGGCGGTGTTTCTAATTCTGGTGTTGCTCCAACTAGAGCAACTGACTTACCAGGTTTTAATTTTGATGTTTACTCAGAAAAAAGTACTGGAGTTGGAAATATAAAAACACAAAATGGTTATTTAGAGATAAAAGTACCTGTAATAAAACAATAATAAATACAAAACAATATAGATGGCTTATAGTTTAGAAGTAAAGTATTTTAACTCTTTTGTATTAGCTAAAACAGTTAATACATCTAATAATCCAGTTTGGAGAAATTCAGTTAGCACAAATGTCAATTTAAAACCTGCTACTACTCCTAGAGCAACTTTAGATGCTAGAAACTGGTATATAGAGGAAACTAGAATAACAGGTGGTTATAATAATACAACTGTAGATTTTGGAGCAAAAGCTTATATAGTAAGTGATCAAACTAGAGCTGCTAATAAGGCTAGTGGATTAATATATTCTGGAATATACAATTCTAGAACTGGTATAAACAATACTAATCAGTTTTCAGTAGCTCAAGACATAACAAGATCTGCTGATCCTAGAAATGGTTCTATACAAAAATTGTATGCTGAAGAAACTAACTTAACAATATTTCAAGAATTAAAAGTAAGTAGAGCTTTAATAGATAAAGACGCTATTTATTCAGCAGAAGGAAATCCTATGACTACTTCAGGTACTGAAATTATAGGACAAATACAAGCATATACTGGAGAATTTGGTATAGCTAAAGATCCAGGAAGCTTTGCTGTTTATGGTTTTCAAAAATACTTTACAGATAGAAGTAAGAATGCTGTTTTGAGATTATCAAATGACGGTATTACAGAAATATCAAACTATGGAATGAAAAGTTATTTTGCTAGAGAATTATCAATATTAGGAAATGGTAAAATAGTTGGTGGATATGATATTGTTTCTAAAAGTTATATATTATCAACACAACAGACATCTGGAGTTTACAATACAGTTTCATTTGATGAAACCGTTAATGGGTGGACTAGTTTTTATAATTACAAACCGTCTAGTATATTTAGTGTTGATTCAACTATGTATACTACATTTGGACCAGTTGTATGGCAACATCATTTTGAAGGAACAAACTTAGATAATAGAGGATATTTTTATAACGTGTATTATCCGTCAAGTGTTACACTAGTGTTGAATCCTAATCCATCTGCTTCTAAAGTTTTTCAAACTATTAATTATGAAGGAAGTGATGGTTGGGAAATTGCGAATACAAATATAACAGAACCAGCTATTACAACATCTATAGACACGGGATTTAATATAAAAAGTTATTTAGAAGGTACCTATGATTCTAGTACTCCTAGAAAAACAGGTGCCGCTGCATTAGTAAATCCTGTAGTAACACCATTGTATTACACTGGTTTTGTTAGAAAAGAAAACAAATTCTTTGCAAACATAGTAAACAATAGTTTAGGTAAATCTGGAGAAATAGTATTTGGAAGGTCTATGTCTGGAATAAAAGGATTCTGGAGTACTGTTACTATAAAAACTGATGGTACTACTCAACTTGGTAAATTTAAAGAATTATATTCAGTTTCATCTGAATACGTAGAGTCTTCATATTAAAAATAAAAGAAAATATGTAATTATTAATTTATAAACTATGACAATAGGGTATATATATTAACAGTAAGGGGCTAATGTCACAATACAATCAAATCAAATGGAATTAAATTTAAGAATATTAGAGGAATCAGACTACGAAAACATGTGTTCTTGGTGGAGATGGTGGAGATGGCCAGAAGTATGTAAAGATGTATTACCAATGAATGGTACTGGTGGACTTATGGTATGTAAAGGAGATACACCAATTGCAGCAGGTTTTTTATACATGTCAAACTCTAGGGTGTGCTGGATGGATTGGATTGTGTCTAACCCTGAGTATAGGGATAAGGACAGGAAAGATGCCATAGGAATGCTTGTAAATGGCCTAGAGGACATTGCTAAAGCACAAGGGTATACGGTAATAATAAGTATAGCAAGAAATAAAAGTTTAATAAATATTCACGAACAGTTAGGTTATACGGTTGATAAAAATCCATCGTATGAAATATCTAAAAAATTAATGTAATATGGCAGTAATAACAGCATGTGTTGCCGGTGGAGCAATGGCAATAGCGGCAGGCGGCAGTTTAATAGCTGGTCATCAGCA